AACAGCATTATTAGAAGTGTGGTTTACGTCGCATTCAATCTGGGCATGCGGTGAAACTACGTCGTATACTTGAACAATCACATCTTGAGTTCCCATATTATGCACAACAGAAATTGAAGTCGTTGCACCAGTTCCTACATACTCAGAATGACGGGTCATAAACCCAAGGGTTGTTTTTGCTCCAGCAGCAGTTGTAGCCCCAGTACCACCACTAGCAATTTCTAGATGGTTAGTTAAGGTAAGCCCACCAAATGTTGGGGTAGACGTAGTAGCAATAGCCTGTGGAAGGCTTAGTGTCACTGCGCCAGAAGTTGTTGTCGCATTAACTTGATTAGCAGTGCCATCAACGCTCAAAATACCTGAGTTAGTTACAGTTACAGATCCACCCAGATTTACGGCAGTTGTGGATAAGGAAATACCTGATCCAGCAGTTAAGTTAATTCCCTTAGAGGATACTTCTCCTGAAGTAACTGTAAAGTTAGCGTCAGCAAAGGATGCGATGCCTGCAGTAGTTGTTGAAGACAACGGGTGTGTACCCGAAACAACGTCTGTTACACGACCATAGCTGTCAGTAGTAATGCTTTGAATAGATGTCGCAGATGTCTGGTTAGTTGAATTGTTACGAGAAACTTCAGCTAAATCAATGCTATCTGTGTTAACAACAATTCGGCTTGTTGATACAGTCCCAACGTTAAATAGGTTTCCATCAAGAGTTAAACCTGCACCAGCATTGTAGGTTCCAGTACCTGAGAACTGTACCCAAACTTGATCAGCAAAAGCTTCCAGATAATGCTCTGCTTGTACCCAACCAGTTTGTCCGTAAGCTAAGCCTTCTTTAATAAAAACGCTTGCTCCAATTAACTCAGAATACGAATCTGCGTCAGAAGAACGGGTCATTGTGTACGTAGTGCCACTATCGGCGTACTCGTAAATACCATTTTCTTCTGGAATAGTTTGTCCAGTTAAAAGGATTCTGTAGCCGTTACCCTCAGTATTTGTTAGTGGGTCATGCCCGTCAATTACTAAAGATCCCGTAGTTCCAGTTAAGGCAACCTGGGTTGTAGCTAAAAGGTGGACACTTTCTTTCCAAGTTAATCCAGCAATAGCATTGTCTACGTAGTATTTAGTCGCCGCATCCTGATCATTTTCAGGGTTGGCAAGATTAGTAATTTTATATTCATTCCAGGAAACACTGGAAGTTGGAACTGCAAGAGCAGAAATATTGATACTACTGTGATCGGTATTATTATGGCGGTGAACGTGATCAGCTCGAGAATACTCGGTGGCTGTGCCATCAGAGGCTACTTCCCCCAGGTTAGCTACTGAACCAAACTCATTAAGTTGATTCCAAGAGGTACCGTTTGAGTAGTAAACAAGGTGGTTATCAGTAGCGTGATAAAACGAACCTGCGTTAGCGGCAGAAACAGTTGGACGAGCAGCAAATAAACCTGAGGAGATACCGCCAGCGTTTACCCAGCCTGCACCGTTGTAGTAGTAGAGTACCTTAGCGGAACTATCAAAGTATATCTGACCTTGAGCAGGGCTTGCTGGAGAACCAGCAAGGTTCTGTACTACCGCGTTCTGCAGTTCATTTTTCTGCAGATCAATAGGTACTAAAAACTTACGTGCCATTACTTATATCTCCTTAAGATAAATACGCACTACCGCTGAAGGCTGCTGTAAAACTGATAATTAAGGTATTTCTGTCAGGCCAGGCTCCTGCGCCTTCAACTTGACTACCTCCAGAATCAACAACGGTGTAGTTAGGTCTCATGTCTAAATTGTGGTTAATTACCCATACGTTCGATACAGTATTCTGTGTGTGGACGTAGTTTCCACCCACAGGGCCCTGGATACCCTGGGGACCTACACCAACTCCGCCAACAACAACGGTAGTAATTGGCTGAGGTTGTACTACAACTACTTCACTCATACCTAGTCCTTGGTTACTTGACGATTAGCAAATACAAGGCCACGAACATATGTTTGCTGTACTGTTCCATCTGGTGAGCCGATCTGAACATCCCAGAAACTTTTAATTGGTAAGTTCTTAGTCTGTGCAGACGTTAGCTCTAAGTATACTTTGCCCATAGCCAAATTAATTGGTGTAATCTTCATCTCAGCGGCCATGGTTGGAGATTCTGGGTATGTTCTTACCTGAGCTTTTAAGGTTGTTTTACCTTCAATTACCCAGAGAGTTTCAGGATCCCAATAACTTGTTAAATCAACTGGGAAGTCAAACTCAATCTTCCAGCTATCACCCTGGGTAATAATGATGTCGTAAACGCCAATTGTGTTAGGAACTGGTGTGCGTCCTTTAAGATTATTTTCGATGTAAACGCGCTCTGGTTTTGAAGAGTCATCAATTTCTTGTGCCATGTAAACAGGAACAAGCTTATTAGTTGTACGAGAAACGCGCCGTAAAATACCAATTTCAATGCGAAATAGGCCAATATTAAGAGCAGCACAGAGTTCTCGATATTGCTCTTTACGCGCTTGAATAATTGAAGACAGTTGTGCAAAGCGCTGATTGCGTGGAATCATGACGCCGTCTGGAGCCGTTATGTTGATATCAAATGAGGCGTCTGTAGCAAGAGCCCAAAGTGCTTCCAGAACTGCCAGGAGAGCCACAGGGTACTCTTCTACGGGCGGAATAGAAGCTATGGTCACTCCACTACCGTAAGAGTCTGTACGGTTGTCTGTGTGCTGTTTAACGGCTGTATCAATGAACACAGTTAATTCGTTGGTTGTAAAGTATCTATAGTGCATACCTTCAACTACAATAGATGCGTTTGCTACGGGGGCAACCTTAAAATGAATCATTCCAAGGTGCTCTTCAACCGTAAAGTTAGTTGGATTGGCTTGAACTACGTTATTTACCGTAACAGTCAGATATGTGGCGTCTACTGGCTTTACTTTAAGATAAAAATCTTTAGTAGTTCCGTCACCAGTTAATTTAGTGGTGAACTGTGATGCCGTATCTCCTAGTTCAAGGCGAACTCTAGACAGAAGGTCTGAAAAGACTGCCACAAGCGCTCCTAGGTTTAATACACTCTTATAAATAATGCCTTATTTGGCACAAAAATGCTGGCTAAACGAAAATAGCGGGCTACTGCCCGCTACTTCCGACACTCAATGGTTAGAGTGAGCCTGCAAGATATCCCTTTTCTTCAAGGTGACGTGCAAGTAATTCGGTGACCTTGTACTTCTGACCAGCCTTGAAGGAAAAATAGTTTCCTGCACCAAAAGTCATGTTTTCAATGTCTTCCACAACGCGGATTGTGACGGTCTTACCTTCGCCGCTATCAATAACGACCTCTTCGTCAACAATTACAGTTGCTCTATTTGGTTCAGTAGCGTCAATTACTTCAGTTTCAAGGGCTACTGCCTTTTGGACATTTGCCATTGCTATTTCAGATGCTCTTTCGGCCTGAGCCTCAGCATTGTCTTTAAGTTGTGCTTCGCGCATACGTCCTGTGGTGTCCGTAGGCTTTGCTTTTGATGTTGCCATTAGTATTCTCCAATGTTAGTGTCTGTTAAAAGGGGTGAGAGGGGCCCGAAGGCCCCTCTCGGGGGGCTTAATTAGTTGGTTTCTGCAACTACGATAGCCTGATCGGTGATTAGACCAAGACCGAAGATCGAGTACCATGCCAAAGCATGCTCACGACCGAAGTCTAGGATACCACCATCGCGGAGTTCAACTGGAAGTGAGATCGCATGACCGAAAGCGTTATCTCCAATGAAGATAGCGTCGTAACGATCTGATTCGCCATTACCAGTGAACTCAGCAGGGGAGATGTAGCCACCGCCAGGAGTTACAGTTGGGTTAGAAACCGCTGTATCAGCTGTGTAGCTTGCGCCAGCACCGCCAGCAACCTTGCGGATCTGTGTGGTTTCAATGAATACACAGTCGTAAAGGCGGCCGATTTCACCTAGCATAAAGTTACCTGGAGCAGCGTACTTTGTTACTTCGATGAATTCTGGATTGTCGCGAAGACGACGGCTCTGGTGCGGATGCACGAAAGCTACGTAAGTTTCGCCCAATCGTGGGATATTCTTGGTTGCAAGTGTCTCAACTGCATCCTTGACAGTGTGTGTCGATAGGAAGTAGTTTCCTGTCATTGCAGCACGGGTTGTAGCGGTTGTACCGTTTGCGTACCATGCATTTGCAGCAGTTAGGGTAGAGCGGTCTTCACCACGGATAACCGAAGTTGCACCGTAAAGGGTGTTGCGACTTAGCTGATCTAGGTAGATAGCCATGTTGCGACCTAGAAGACGTGAGGCAGAAGCCATAACATCATCGAAGGAAGCGTTTAGCAATAGTTCAGACACAGCAAGAGCATAGCCATGCTCAGAAACTGTGATTGAGAACTGCTGTGCTGTTAGAGCGTTTGTTGTCATGCGGACACCTTCAACCAATGGCTGTGCAAAGCCAAGGTTGTTGTATCGCATGAAGTTGATCTGAAGACCTGGTGCAACACCAAGTTCGGTCTTCTTTACTGCAAATTGCTCAAAGCGAAGAATCGGCATGGCCTGGAAAAGAATTTCCTTTGACCAGATCTGCTGAATCGCCTGAGTAAGCTGCGAGTTTGTGCCTGAATAGGCGGTTGGGGATGCGGCAAGATTGCCTGTACCCGTTAATGCGCTAGCCACGTAGGACTCCTAAATAGTTGTGTTTTGGATTTGATGGGGGGTTTAACCGAACAATCCCTGTGATCTGCCTTGAGCGTTAGGGCTCAATAGCTGACTTCTGTATTTTGCGTATTCATTCAACGGCATGGCTGCAATATCTTCAGCCGTAAACTGTCTAGTGCCCGTTTCGATGTCCATAGGTCCAGCATTAGGGGGTGTAGTAACTCTCGTGCCAGTCATTTCTCGTCGTGCAGATTGCATTGCTTGCTGCGCGGAGTCAAGAATTCTGGATGAGCGTTCTTTTAGTCCCTGAATACTTTGTTCAATTTCTTCAATTGAATTCCCGCTAATCAAGTCTACAAGTTCAGGGATAATGTTATCCCGTTCATCTTCTAGACGTGACGTGCGGTAGTTCTGGATTTCTGCAAATGTCTTTTCGCGATCCAGTAGAGCAAAAGCGCGTTCACGCTCTTCGCGCTCACGTTCCAACTGCTCTGCCCACTCTTGTTCTTTGGCCTTTAGAAGGTCACGAACACCCATTTCGTCTTCAGCGCGCTCACGTTCTTCAAGGGCCTTAGCCTCTTCAGCCGCTTTACGAGCTAACTCTTGTTCTTCCTTGTCGCGCTTAATTGCGTCAAGTTCTTCCTTGAGTTTTTCGATCTGTGGGTAGAGTTTATCTTTTTCTTGGCCACGTACTTTAGCCAAGTCTTCTTCAGTGTAAAACTTAGAAGTATCAACAGTTGGGGCGTCAGTGCCCGAATTAACTACTGGTGTTACATTTGCTTCTTCTGCAAATGCGTTTACGTCTGGGGTTACAGAAACGTCCATGATTTATCCTTAATTTCCTAGAGGTCGTTGTCCAAATTGGGCTACTGCCCGTACCACGTATGACCAAACAAATGTGTATATATTTATTTTTGTACGATTACCCAAATATGTCTGCTTAAAGTCATATTTGTTTAGTAATCGCCTGACGGAACCCTTCTGTTTGGCAGAGTAGTTCCGTAAGCTCTTGTGACCAAGTCAATGCGTAATTGCTGCTCAGCTTGTTCGCTAGCAATAGTTGCTTGATCGATAATTGGTGGAGGTCCCATAGGCATTCCTTCAGGTCCAGTTGCACCGCCTACACCCATGTTACCACCTGCGCCAGGATTTACAGGGGTTGGCTGACCACCAAGACCACCTGAAAGCATGCCAGTTAGGTTAGCAATAGTGTTTTCAATCTGTGTTTGTACAAGTTTAATAGCGCCATCTGCCTTAGCATCAGCAAGAAGTTCTGCGCGAATTTCTTCAAGCTTCTCGTGTGGGAATTCTTCGCCAAGGGTACGTAAGGCGCCTGATTTTGATTCTAGTCCTAAAGACATCTTTGATTGAATTTCGTTAAGAATAATCAATTTATCAAGAGGTAGCGGAGGTGGGAAGTGGGCATAGTTTTGGTAAATCAATGGGTCATTGATATCCAAGGTGTCAGCTTCACCAGTTTCTAGCATGCCCTCAACAGTAGGGTTCCACTGGAATACCTCTGGTTCTTTTATGCCTAAGCTGAGAATAACAAGTTCATTAATGCGCTCAATACCGTGTGCATATTGAATTGTCTTCTGGTGCCACTTGTTCATTAGTGGCTGGAATTGGATAGAAAGGGCAACGCCAGAAGTGTTAGAGATAGGTTGTGACATACCAAGGGCCGTCTCAGGTACGCCAGTCATTTCGTGCATAGACTTCTTCATCATTGCCATGAATTCCATGGCTCCCTTAAGTCCTTGTGCGCCACCTTCAAGGTTTTCTACGCGGGCATCCTTAGGGAGACCGCCCCAAACTTTATTAGCGCCCTTTTCTAGTTGGGAAGCTTTGGCGCCGATGATGACAGTGACAGGAGCAGCGTGATAATTAACAATATCAGCAATGTCCGTCGCCACTTCATTGTAGGTTCGGTTAATAGGAATGATGTCATGGCAATCAGAAAGCCCCCAAGGGGAACCAGAAACCCGAACATTAGCAATGTGAACCACTGGGATGATGCCCAGTGGATTTGGGCGAG